AAACGAAAATCAATCGTTCGAACCGATCGAGGCTCTTTTGATCCTTAAGATGCTCGGACTCAGGATCATCCCATGTATCATGCAACCAAAGAAGGTTGCGCTTTGAGGAATCAATCTCGCGCACACGCGAACAGATGATATTGAACTTATCCTTAAGGTCCGCGGGTAGGCGTTCCATGAGACCGGCATACATCTGCTCGGTACCACCTTGCGAACCGATATGCCCATATGTGCCATTCTGTGCTGGTTCAATTGTCATAGCCTTTGCAGTATCACGCAGGCCTGTAATTTTCAGTTTCATTCCATTGTCTCCACTTTAATAACCGAATTGATTCGAAATGAGCGCCAGCTTCGTGCTTGAAGATCCATCACTGCTAGAACATTCGGATTATCCTTCGTTGTCACCTCAGCATCTTCCATGATAGGAGGAAGATATTGATCCAACAATGAACATACCATAATACGCTCTGTTCCATCAGACTTGGTAAACGTCACACGAATAACACCTTCACGCGCCATCTCAAAAATTTCTTGCTTCGTCCACATATTATATAGCTCCTAGATTTTACGACCGAGAGTTTTGGTATCAGCACCATCAGTGATATATTGATAAGCGCCTTTGGAATACGCGGGTGCAGTCCGCGCGGCCTTGTTTTGGATTTCTTTGATTGTCTCTTTGGTCTCTTCAAGCCCACGCTTCCACTTGTGGTCATTGAGCTTGTCGCGCTTAGCAGCAATGCCGCCAGGAATGGTGTCCGTCATAGGAGCCACTTGGCGGCCATTCTGCCATTGGTCAGCTTTGGCTTTGACAGGCGCACGATCACGTTGGACGTAACCCACACGCGCCAGGAGTTCTGCCGTCTTGCGGGCTGATTCCACGGATGCGCGTGTGGGTGACGAAGCCTTGCGTTTGCGAAGATTGGTGGTGGTGTAGTAGATGGGAAGGATTGCCATGACGAACTCCGATTTGAATTCATCATAACACAATCATCCTTCATTGTCAAGTGGTGCGCCGGGAGGGACTCGAACCCCCGATCAGACCGTTATGAGCGGTCGGCTTTAGCCGCTAAGCTACCAGCGCCAATTGATTAATTCATTTCTACCCAGCCAGTGAGGATGTACTTGGTACCACTCAATGGCGGATTACCTCTGTGGGTATGTGTGTAGCCAGCTGGCCATAGAATAAGCTTGCCAGCTTCGGCCTTGTAGCGTTTGGAGTAGTAGAGAAACTCCGTCTCGCCACCCTCTGGAATATCGTTGAGGTATACGATGAAGGACATCAGCCGACGCATTACATTTGGATCACCATCCTCGCAGTGCCAAACATGATAGCCTTCACCCTTGTGCGTCTTTTGAATCTTCATCAACCGAATAGAATGGTGTGCCATGTTCTCAAGCACACCAAACTTCTGATGGTAAATTGGATATGCTTCGTCCCAAAACTTGTCCACAAAATACTTGAACGGTTCTAGGTCGCGAATATCCAATTCGTTGGATGCTAAAAGCGAGGTGACAAACATCTGGTCATCCGCTTTCTTATCGGATGTTTCTCCCATCTTCTGCCGTGTGATAGTGAGACCCATGGATTCGTACCGATGGTAGCAATCAATGTACCCTTGACATTCCTCAGGAGATAAAAAGCCGTCGTATTCCAGAACAAAGTTATCAATCGTAATACTCATGTGGAAAGAATCTCCTTCAACCGATCGGCCGCATATGACGCAGCAAATGCTTCTGGCTTTACCTTTGGTGTGAAGCCACACAGACCACGAATGTATCCAGTCGCTTGCTGAATAACGCAACTTGATCCGTGCATTTCATCGGGATTGATATCGAGATGGACTTCGCAGTGCCTATCACCAATTGCTTCATACAGTTCTAGGTACATGTTCGCTGCACGATAGACTTCATTCATCAAACGGAATGATGGCCGATCGTGGCGCTTATCGTAATCAAATTCCGATGTTACATCACCGAATACCTTACAGCCCTTATTGCCATCATAGTGAACGACAATCGCTACCGTGTAGTCTGCGATCCACTTACCATCTTTGCGACAGTAGCGTTCCGAATCTGCACCGATATAGATTTTTGTGGTGTCTGAGGTATTGCTGATAAATTCGCGGACTTCATTGATGTTCATTGGTTTTCTCATGATGATATTTAGTTGGTACCCATGGTCGGATTCGAACCGACACTGTGGGGATTTTAAGTCCCCTGACTCTAACCTGTTGGCCTACATGGGCATCACTCACTATATAGAATAGGATTATACACTCGGAGATTATTTATGTCAAGCAATGATTTTTTTTGCCCTGCGCCTTGGACAGGATTGTACTATCATGAAAATACCGCATCGCCGTGTCACATAAGCTTAGAAAAACAACGTATGACGCCAACCGAATATTTGCAGAGCGATTGGCTAGCAAACATCAAAAGCGAATTGAAAGAAGGCAAAGTTCCTAAGAACTGTGAAGTATGTTGGAAAAAAGAACAGCGGGGCCTCAAGAGTTCAAGACAGAGCGAAATTAGAATGATGGGTCGTGGAAGCTATGGCTATGGATTGGGAGTAAACAGACAATCATCAGATTTTAACGCAGAAGATCCTACAGAAATCGTTCGTATCGAATTGCGAGCGAGCAATCTTTGCAATTTTAAATGCAGAATGTGTAATGCAGATTCAAGTTCAGAGTGGCAAAAAGAAGTAGAAGAACATCCAGTCCTTTTAAATTACACACAATTTAAATTCAGAGATTTCACAAACACTTCTGAAGGTAATTTTGACGAGCTAAAGAAGCTATCATTAGATAATGTCAAAACTGTATGCTTCACAGGCGGAGAACCATTGCTGATAAAGCAGTACTATGATTTTATGGATCACATGATTGAAAATGGATATCATAAAAAAGTGGTATTGGAAATGTTTACTAATTGTAGTGTATGGAATCCACTTTTCATAGACAGACTAATGCAATTTGAAAAAGCTAGAATCGTAATGAGCATAGACGGTGTTGGAAAAGCTGCTGAGTATAATAGAAAAGGTACAAAATGGGATGTGGTTGAAGAAAACTTCATAAAATTTTCAAAGCTTCCACTATGGAATTTGCATTACAACGTGGCTATCAGCCCATACAATCTTCTAGACTTTGCAAATCTAGCTAAGTTTTTGATGAAGATTTATGATATCAATCCGATCTTACAGACAAGATGCTATTCGGTAACTCTACCGTATGCTCTTCACTGGGTACACCTAAACGATGATCTCCGCACAAGAGTTATGAATGAGATTGATAAGTCAATAGAAATTCTACAGCCTTCTAATTTTGATGTTCTCAAGAAAGAACTTCTTGCTATTAAAGCCCATATGCTTGAAACACGACCCGAAAGAGAAGACCTTTTTATATCATTTACAAAGACGCTTGACACCATTCGTAATGAAAAATTTGAAGACGTTTATGGTTACAAGCTATATTGATGGAGCGGGTAAGCGGAATCGAACCGCTGCATAAACCTTGGCAAGGTTTCAAGCTACCATTACATCATACCCGCATTGGAGGAGCCACCCAGATTCGAACTGGGACCTCAAGGATTTGCAGTCCCGCGCATTGCCGTTTTGCTATGGCTCCAATTTTATTTATGTTCCAGGTGGACCGGCTGCAATTTGAGCCATGATAGCATCATGGCGTTCCTGTGCATTTGGTAATGTAGATGCAAGAACCATCTCGTCTTTTGTGCCAGAGATAGGCAGACCAGCATCCAACTTGGCCCTGATGTCATCATTTACCATTTCTTCAATAGCTAAACGGCAGCGTTCGTGAATTGCATTCTGAATCCATGCGTTAGCATCATATGCAACATAATGCAAAGCTTTGACTTCAACATCTGAAAGTTCAACTGTATATGTTTCTGTCATTTTATCTCCTAAGCCATTAACCAAATTGTTGCCATATTGTGGTTATCACCATATGCACCTCGTCCTGAACCATTATCTGGTGCTGGTGCCACATGAATAGCCCATGATATAGTATCTCCAGCAGCACACGAAAGGATCGTTTCTAAATTCTGTGTGTCCCAATAATCGTTGGTATTCCAATGTGTAAAGTGTTGTAATGCACCATTCTTGATGACACCGTTATACCCAGAGTTTGTCGCTGATGCAGTTGGACTTGCTCCTGCTAAACAAATGGTAGACAATGCCGTATAATAAAGTCCGGCAACAGGACAGGTAAAAACAAACGAACTGGTACTCCATGCGCCATTAACATTTATACCAAGACTATTAACTGCCCAAGGATATTGCCTCAAATGATCCGCATATCCTGTATGAGATCCAAACATGATTGGTTGATTTGGAACAAGCACTCTCGCATTCGAGTCAACCTTGGTTGATGAAGCGCCGAATTTAATTCCGCCATCATATGATAAGTTATAGCCGTTGATATTTAGTGCCATTATATGGTCAATCCTATGAAGAAGTTTCCGTGGTCGCCGCCTGCATACCAATAACCATATGATGTATGTATTTGAAAACTAATCGTATCGCCAGCAGCACAATAAACTAAACCACTCATACTAACATATTCCCAATAAGAAGTATGATTCCAGTGGCTAAAATGCCATACTGCATCATTCTTCATTATATAGAAATAACCATAACTAGGATAACCACCTCCATGAAGACTTCCAGCGGCAATACCACCCATACCTGCTAGATAAGAACCAGCTAGTGGGCATGTGAATTTGCCTGTAGAGTTGTTCCAACAATTTCCAACATTTGCTTGAACGCTTCCAAACGTAACAGGATTACCTCTATAGAAAGTTCCTTGTCCAGATAGAATAGCTTTCATATATGGAGTCTGCGGTCGTGTGATGATTCCATTGGAATTTACTGTCATCCAGTTTGTGGCACCATTGTTCATCGTTAATGCAGTGCCGGCAGATGATGATAGAGTGATTCCGTTTACGTCTATTGCCATTTTTATCCTATCAGCTTACACCAAATGGCATGATGATTATGTGGATACCATCCAGCATTTATGCCCTGTGAATCGGCAGCAACGGGAGCTGGACTTTGATTAATAAAAAGTGCTAGTGTATCTCCTGCCGCACACGAAAACACAGATGATCCGCCCCCTTGATTCCATGCGTTTGATGAAGATACGTTAAAGTGGATAAAATAGCTCATTGCACCATTTTTAGCAAATCCGGCGTATCCATATCCTTGACCATTTGGCCCACTCCAACTACCACCGTTTGTAATGCCATTGAATCCTACAGCATAGTATCCAGCTACAGGACATGTGAATACACCGGTCGTCAGATTGATATGGCCACTGTTATAGGGAGCATTATTGATTGGCCATCCAGTTGTTGCGGAATAATAGGTATCATTTCCACTGATATCTTTATATCCACTATAGCCTACTAGACCAAACGCAGATGATGTGAACAAATCGGTACCGTATCCGCTGCTATTGAATACGAAATTGGTATTCATAGCGATGCCAGATCCTGAACTGTTTATCGTAGAACCACCGATATCTAGACCCATATCAACTGCTCGCTTTCGGTGGAACAACAGATGGATCAACTTCAATCAATGCGAACTTAAATGTCTTACCACTCTTGTTATTGACTAAGAATAAATCTTCTTCGCCTTCAACGACCGTATAGTCGCCAATGCCATTTGATAGATGCAAGTCGTTTGTGTAGACGTTGCGCCAACGAAAACTAGAACTACCTAGATCGTAAGTATTCGTAGTGCCAGGATATATGCTATTATTCATATTTAAGACACCAGCAGTATCACAATACAAATATGCGGCTCCTCTTTTGTCTCCATTGTACATTACGAAGTCGCCACCATTTCTCATAAGAAGCTGAGCACCACCACTACCGCCCGATATCGTTAATATACCACTCATTGTAGTATTACCGGAGACAGCAAGATTGGTACTAATGGTCGCACGGCCTGTATGCGTGAATACGCCAGATGTTGTTGGTGCAGATTTTGTGGCATACAATGATGCAGCATTAGCTACCTGAAGTCTGTCAGATACCAGCGTTCTAATTGCGGTGTTGGTAGCAGTGAGACCTGCCCATGTTGCATATGGACTTAAAGAAACGCCAGAAACAGGTGACCAATAAACGCCCGTACCAGATGTACGGAGATAATAACCAGCAGTACCGGGAGTGTTATTTGCTACGATGGCACTTTTGATGACGGTGTTACCAGAGATTGTCATCTTCCCTGGCATAATCAAATTGTTGGCGCTTACATACGCATCGCCAACCCATGTTTGAATTACATTGTCAACCGTCAACACAATACCGCTAACGACGGCCTTGAATGTGTCTGACGGAGATACTGTTTCGCTTATTGAATCTGCATATTTTGCCATACCACTATTTAGTATGGCTGGGGATCAAGGATTCGAACCTCGGACATCCAGATTCAGAGTCTGGCGTTCTACCAACTGAACTAATCCCCATCACAATTTAGAAGTTGATTTTCAATCCAATCATACCAACTGCGCCAGTATAACTAGAACCTTTATCAGCTCCTGCTGTTAGCTCTATGTATGCGTCCTTTACGATTTCAATCTTCGCGCTCGCACGTACCTGCGCGACTGTACCAAAATCTCTGGAACGTGTCACTCTTGTTTCTACACCGAAAACATCGTCAATGTCATATCTGATACCAACATATGGTCTTGCTTCAAATGAAGAACCAACACCAGGCAATGTGGATAGCAATGCACTACCACCTTCGGCCTGCGATACTACCTCAGACTTGTTTAGTACGACACCAACTAGTGGTCTGAATCCTTCAAACTCCTTAGCGGAATAGAATGTGATATCGCCGTAGTAGTTTCTTGTCTTCACGGTGCTACTGTTCACAAGTGCAAACACTGGCAACGATGTTGTCGTGGCATATTCAGCGGTGCTATAACCAACTGCACCCTTGACCCAAACATCTTCCTGCTTTGTTAGAAAGTAAGCTGTGCCCGCATATGCGTCGGAGCTAGAAGATGAACCCACGAAGCCACTGTTTTCAGTCTTGGATATATTGCCAGCAATACCAGCTGTGTTATTCTCAACGGTTGTCTGATAGCCAAATGATAGCCCACTGATACGGAATGAACCGCTTGTCTTCGCATAACCTAAGCTAGGTGTGGCCCATGCACCATCTTTAGTTGATAGAGCATCGACCAAGAATGGATTGAAATTACGAACCGCAATAGAATCCTTTAGAGATACGCCAGACACAGATGCAGTCTGCGCTACTGGTTGACCGATTGTTATAGTAGCACCATTTTGTGTTGTTGTCAATGGTGTTCCATTAGTTGTGACTGTGGTGTTATCACTATATGTTTGTACGGTGTGTGGTGTTGTCACTGTGGTAATGGTGTATGGGCGAGTTGTCACTGGCGTTGTGGTGCGTGTTACTGCAATCCACTGACCAGAATTTACCCTCGCATTAGCAACATTATAAGCAACAACAGATGTTCCATATGCGGTTGAGGATGTTGCTGTTGATGGCGCGTTGGCTGTACTAACGAGAGTGACAGGTGGTGGTGTTGGATTACCAGCCGCTGCACCTTGTGATGGAGTTGCTAGTGTGGTAAAGCCAACAGATGATGGGATAGTACACTGGTCAGGTGCGATGCTTACAGTTGAGCAAGCGCCGCCATATACGCCAAGCTGAATAGAACTACCGTTAGAAGTGTTATTCCCAGAGACTTCAAAAGAAATAGTGTAAGTGGTGCCAGCTGTAAGAGCCACACCTTGGTAAATGCCATCAAACGACCCAACAGCGCCGTCATACCATACGCCACCATGAGCGCCCCCAATATCAGTCCAAGTGCCAGCGGCAGCAGGATATGTTCCATTTTGATACCAAACTCCCCAGTTTGTTGGGGCTTGCATGTTAGAAACGCCATTGTTGGTTGTTACGCTAAAACGACCACCTGTAGTGAATGTTCCGTTAGTTAGAAGATTTGTGGTTGAACCAGCAGCGGTCAAAGTAACATTGTCAAATGTCCAGAATGCTGGGTCTTCGCGAAAGGCAAAACCTACGAAGTTCGCTCCAGTTGTTGATGGAGTAAACGTGTAGGTAAATGGTTGCCATGTGTTTCTTGTATTGCCGGTAACAGTACCTATTGAACCTGATGGTAGCGTTTGTGCATATGGTGCTGTAATTGCCGCACACAATATTGCAGCGGCTGCTAGTAATCTTTTCATTTTTGCTCCTATGTTGCATGAAACAAACCTGTCATCAATACAACATAGTAAACAGAAATGGCGGAAGCGGTAGGATTCGAACCCACGGTACCCTTTCAGGCACGCTAGTTTTCAAGACTAGAGCAATAAACCAGACTCTGCCACACTTCCATTCTCTAGCCCGGAAGCTAGAGGTGCTGACGGACGTATCCAATCAGCGTTGATAAGCAAGGGTGCGTATCTCCTACGCTTGCCTGCTGCCCCTTTACAGCTCCCCCGAACGAAGGACTCTCTGGTTAGTGAGAACCCACGGGGCGAGAACTTTTCGGATCGTAGCGGAACCACCCGCAGTCGATTTGTTCCAACTAAAGTT